GATCTGCGATAGATTAACCGCCGTGGGCGGACATTTGTCTTCCCCCGGCGGACACTTTAGCACAGTAAATCGCCGCACAGGAAATATTTCCCATGCGGCGATTGTTATATATTACCAACAAATTGCATAGACTGCCATCAGTGTAATATTATCTCCTAGTTCATTTGTACCGATAGCATGTGCACGGCTAGTGTTAATGGTAGTAGAATCCTTAACGGTAAATGTTCTGATATATCCCTCACTACCAGTACTGTTAGAACCTTCGCACGACACCTGTGCAGGAAACTTCTTTGTATAGAAAAGAATTCCAGTGTGGTAAGTTTTTGTAGTTGCCCCATAATAATATACACATTCTGCGATTAACAGTTTGCAGTTGTCAGGAATCTCATTGATAGTGATATCGGTGTTATTCGCCAAAAGCTGGTCAGGATTCGGATTTGTCCACAGTCCCACAATGCTAATCTTACTAGCACCTTGGGCCGCTGTAAGCGCCTGATTCGCCACGGTGGCCGCCGCCTGTGCAGTCTGAGTAGCATTAGCCGCCGTAGTATTCACCGCCTGCAACTGTGCCGCAGTAGCCCATTCATTAGGACCCTTCCCGTCAAAGGTCTGGGCATTGACAACATCAGGCCAGGCAATAACAACCATTGCGTTAGCGCTGTTAACCCAGGCGACATACATATCACCGCCATTAACAGTTTTCTTACTGCCGTCAAGAGCCACAATATCGTTGATAGTCTCAGCGAAACTCCACGTGTTAGCGTCGCCAGCGGCCACGAACTTGAACACCGTGCTATTAGGCGTGGGATTCTCAGACAGCTTAAGCAGATTAGCGCTGGCAGTCGTGGTGAAAGTAGGAACACCGCCCTTCTTCTGAATGTCGTAGATAATATTATCCAGGGATTCAAAGTTGGCATTAGTAGAAAGCGGGTTGAAGATGTCGGACGCTTCACGCAGGTCGAGTTTCAGATGAGTGGTCTGAGTAGACATATAATATCCTCCTTATTTATTAGTGCTGAACAACAAAGTTCTTTGCACTAGTGGTGAACTCCTGACAGGTCTTATTATAGGTAATAATCTGGGCGCAAGTGTTATTCTTGGCCAGCATATCCCCACAAGTGAGAGCATCGGGAGCATGGAACATACACAGATAGTCAAACATTGCCTGAATTGTGACATATTTGCCGGTCAGCAGATTGTATACCAGAGCTGTTTTAATCTGGTCTCTGATAATCGGCGGAATCTGCAACAGAAGCATCTGCATGCTAGCATCAGTGTAAGCATTAGCCTGTGCAAGAAGCGTCTGTAACTCTGCCTTTGCATCCCTGATTTCCTGTTCCAGAAGGTCAATCTGTGCATTTACCAGCGCTTTATAGTCTGCAAATGCTTTGTCCTGTTTTGCAGTATAAGCCGCAAACATTTTGTTTACGTCAGCCTTAAATGCGATGAACTCGTCTTCCAGTGAATTGAACTCGGTACGCAGAATTGCAATCTGTTCATCAGTGTACGCCTTGGATTTGTTGTAAATTCTATCTTCAATAGAATCTACCTTTTCAACCAGAGCTTTCATAGTCTTTACAATCCAATCCAAATTCAGCTCATGGAAATTGGTATAGGGGAAGTTCTCAAAAAGTCCCATAATTCACCCCTTAATAAATAAGCAGACAGAAACGATTCTTGAAGCTGGAAATAATATGGTCAATAATATTAAACATAGCAATTTCCCGCTCCTGTTCAATCATTTTCTGTTTTGTGTAGAATCCAGTGTTTCCGCTTACTTCTCCTTTTCTTTTAACACTTCTCTTTTCGGATTCGGAAGTGTTGCCGCTGGAGCTTTCGGAGCTATCAACGGAAGAGGAATCCTGTTGGTTTGTGGAAGAACTCGCATTTTGGTTTTCGGTGTCTTTAGCAGTCGGTGTAAAATCAGTTTCGTTATATGCGCTGACATAATGTGAAGTGTCTACCGTTCCACTTCCATTTCTATTTTGTGTACGCTTTCCCTCTGTCTCAGTCGATACGCTTCCCCTATTCTCAGAACTTCCTTCTTTGTCTGTATTTTCGTTTTCCGTCCAGCTTTCGTTTCTGTCGTAGTTATGGATGGGGTCGTATTTCAGCACAGTTGTTTCGTAGAGCTTTTGCCATACAGGAAGTTCCTTGATACTCCATGTTCCAATGGCCGCTTGCATGAAATAAGGATTTGGATACAGAACTTCTAGTTCGGCAGTTTCCATCAAAAGATTGTCAATGACAGCATCCTTCGACACGCCATCAGGTAATTCTAGCTCCAAAAACAGGCTAGGATTATTCTGAAACAGGCCCAGAAGGCTCATTGTTGCCGACATCTGCACTACCTCCCTCCGGTCTGATATTATAAGCATCGGGAAAACGCCAGTCAACAGAAACGTCTAATCCAAACATATCATTGGTTTTCCTGACGGATTCCTGCAACTGCTCAAGCCAGAGAGCGCATTTACTCGCAGTTTCAACATTGTTAGCGTTGACTTCATCGGTAACAAGCCGTTCCCGCTTGTCGGTATTTGCGTTAGGAATACCGATATCTGTATCAAACATAGATTCAATTTTGCGCATATCGGAGAGAACGTCAGACGCAATATAAACCTCGTGAAGATTCTGCTGGAACGCTTCCCACGCTTTAGACCCGTCATCCAGTTTAAGATTCTTGTCATAGACGACACAAGGTTCCCCGCTTGCGATGCGGTCAAACATCTTTTTAAAGGATTCAGCGGCGGCCTTATTGCCAGCGGTGAAAACGTATGCCAGATGCGTGTTCAGCAAGTTCATGCCGACAGATTCAGAACATAGCGCCAGCATATCGGCGTAATAGCCCACAATGTCCATAATTCCGCCATAGTCCGGTTGAAGTTTGATAATGGTACACTGTTTTCCGATTTGTGGTTGCAAAGTTCCGGTCAGCAGAGGATTTGTGATGAGTGCATGTGTAGGCTGATAGAATACGTTATAGCCCGTCAGCCCACAAGCCTGGGGGATAACTCCAAATCTGTCCGTATTTACAACCGCCAGATAGCCCCAACAGTACAGAACGTAAAGGAAATAATCCTTACTCCAATGTTCGGGAATATCCCACTTAAACAGGCTCATTGCCTTTTGTAAAAGATATCTGCGAAAATAAAACGACAGATTAGTGTTTCTGCAATGCACGGTTGACGGTGACTGTGCGGCGTTTGCAAGGTTGATATAGTCATATTGTGCTGGAATACCGCTTCCAATCTGCATTAGCTCCGTCCTCCCTTCGACATTTTAATTAAAAGCCAGATAGGAATACTCTTTGGTGGTTCATGGCCGCTGATATATTGATACCAGTCATCCGCTTGTGTGCCTCTCCACGGCTGATTTAGACTTGAAGGTCTTTCATAGTTGTAGAGCCAGGCTTGCGCTAAATACGAGGGCGCTTTATCTGATAGGGTAAAATCACGAAACGACATAGGGTATTTAGAAGTTGCTATCCATTGCAGTCCATTTTCTAACTCATAGATAATGCGCTCCATTTCCTTTTGCCCGTTATCTTCCCAACCAGCTCCTGCCCAATCTGCGTATTTTGTGTACGGTGTCCATTGAACAAGCCCATAACCACCCTTTGCCACAGCATCCAGGCCCTCCCAGATACCAGGGTTTATAGAGCTCTCTGACTGCATATTGCCTAACATTCCTGCGATTGCGTTTACAGTCCAGCCTTTAGTGATGAAATAGTAATGAATGATATCGACGTTGTTCTGCATTTCGGCCATAGTTAGATATCTGTTACCGCTAATCCAGGCCATATGTCACCTACTCATAGAAATAGCCGCCAGCCAGATAACTTTTAATCTGGCTATTTTCCTCACTGGTTCCGCCAATAGCAATATCTGGGTCCGCAATCACCTGATAGCCGGGGATACTGCTCAGAACTAACATTTTGCAGAGAGGTCTGCCACGGTCTGCGTTATCCTCGTTTACAATCGGGTAAAATGTTGCGTATACAGTGGGGTCAAGTTGGAACTCTGCAAAAGAACCATTTGCTCCCTGGCTTGTCATTTTAGGAATGGATGCGTCAACAGCACTTCCAATCATTCCAACAGCACCGCTGATAACTCCGGCGACATTCCCAGCGGCGGCACTTACTGCTGTCCCAGCTGTGGTAGTTACAACGCTTCCCAGGCCCGTGAAAAATTGTGAAGCCATCTGTGCCATTTGGATGGGAACTCCAATCTGACTACGAATAACTTGTACGATGTTAGCAGTTGTAGACGTTGGATTTGCGTCGAGAATTACAAGTTTCCCCAGTCCGCTTACTGTGTCAAGATACACCTGAAACCAAATAGCGGAAACATCCACAAAGATATTTGCGTCAAGGTGGATTTCACCGAAACCGGGGAATGTCAACATATAGTCACTATATGGCGCTCCATTGAGATATACACCCCTAGCAACCTGCGGGTGTTCGGGAAGTGTAATCGTTCCGGTCATTGTTTGTATAGGTGTACTAATGATTCTAGAACACGAAACGTTGATTGTCCAATATCCAAAACGAATACTAGTAACAGCCGTTACACCCGTGAGTTCTCCTCTAGGAATCCAACAGCAGGAAGTGATATATTGCATCGGGTTTAGCAGGGCTTTTTGCAATTCCTCTCCAATATCGGTAATTGACATCCATGAAACATCGTCCATTAGGTAAGATGTTAGAGCATTAAATTGTGCTTGCGTAAATGCGTAGTAATGTACTGCGCCTACTCCGTCACCATCCGCATTGATAATACCGCAAACATATCTTCCGTCCTTGATGTTCTTTTTAAATGGATTTGCAGTTGCGGAAGCCTGTTTTAGGGTCACTCCCTGCTTTGTAGGATAGAGATTGTCGCAGATATGTCCATCAGAAGTATGACTGGAACGTAACACATACTGTGTACTATTTCCAATAGAAACTTTCCAGCTTGCAAGAGTATCTACTTCCATCTGGGCAGTCCATAAATGCCCTTCTGAAACTGTCCAGTCTCTAATAAAATAGTATCTGTTTCCCAATGCGGGAATGTATGCATAATTGTAAAAGGTGGGGTTTCCTTTTAATCCAAAGTCGAATGTAATTTCCGGTCGCTGTAAGCTAGTAGGCATCTTGAAAACCGCATTGTGAATTTTCTGCGTTACGGAAGCATCGGGGCGCTTCGTGCTATTTTCTCTTTTGTAGAATGTGTACAAGGTAATAGGAATCATATATCCTCCTATAAAAGGCCCCGGCATATATAAAATACACCGGGGCCGGTACCGTTAGTCCAGAAGAAGCAGAACGCCCTTTTCGGTCATATCCATAAGGGTCCGGAAGTTAACGTGGTCAACGTCATTCCAGTAACCACCAACAGGATTGAACGGAGTGAGACTATTCCAGGCGTTTACCTGAGCATAGCCCAGAGCGTCCTCGTCAAAGATGACGCCGAAAATTCCAGCCTGCTCCTTATTAGCGGCGCCAGTAGCAACCGTGCCGTCGGTCTTGGTATAGGTAGCAGTGGCAGAAATTCTGTCAGGGGTCTCGATAGACTGCCAGAAGTTCACACCTTCGTAATCGGTATACTTCAGGTAGTTGTCATGGAAGGTGTTCGCCTTAACCATAGCGTCGAACATATCCAGCGCCTTGCTATAGAGATAGACCTTCTGTCTGTTAGGCGGAGTATGACGCATGATGTGTTTCTCGTTGATAACCGTCTGGAACATTTCGGAACGCTCCGTCATCATACGGGAAATGTTGGCGATTCTGCTGTAGACGAACTCCATGAAAGACTGGAAATTGGCGGGCTGATAGACGCTCTGGGCGGTAAGCTTCAGCCCGGTGAGTGCGTTATACTCCGTAAGAAGATGAATGATACGGTCATTCTGTCCCTCTTCAAGAATGGACGCAATATAGTTGACAAGCAGACCTCTCGCAATGGTCTCACGATACTGCTCCAGCTTGTCACTACGATTCTGCGCAACCATGCTGTTGAAGCGCATAAACTCGTCAGGCCCGGTAAACGCAACGTCCAGATTGTCACGGAACACAGTATAAATGTTCTCGTAAACACTCTGCCCATAGAAATTGGTCTGGAGAATGTCGGGCTTATTCAGCTTGAACATATCCACGGATTTACCATTCCCGTTTGCGGGGTCCTGCGTAGCATCATAGCCAGCGGGATAGGTGAAGCGTTCATCATCCTTCACGGGCTGCTCTGCAACGCTAATTTTCCTACGGGCATTGCCCCAGCGGTCAAGGGACATTTCCATTCCCTTGAACTTGCGAGTGTAGGGGCGAATACTAAAAATCGTGCGGCCCCACATTTGAGACATTGCGTTCAGGATGGGTTCATAGCCAGTTTTCAGCGCAGTCTGTGCCACGCTGACAAACTCGCCGGGGGTAGAGGCGGTAATAACCGCCTGTCCGGTGGCCTGTTTTACAAGACTATTAAGGACAGTACTTGCCTGGTGGACCACCATGTCGTTAACACTTGCCATAATATCACTCCTTCTTCATGGGCGGGTTAATGATAGCCGCCAAAATTTCCTCAGGGGTTTCTGCATGGGGCTGATTGCTGTTATTGATATTGATATTCTGCATCATGCCTGTCAGCTTTTGCAGTTCCTGGAGCACAGGGTCTACGGGAGCCGGAGCGGGAGCGGGAGCGGGAACGGGAGCCGGAGCCGGAGCGGGAGACGGAGCCGGAGCGGGAGCCGGAGCGGGAGCCGGAGCCGGAGCCGGAGCGGGAGCCGGAGCGGGAGCCGGAGCCGGAGCCGGAGCGGGAGCCGGAGCGGGAGCCGGAGCCGGAGCCGGAGCGGGAGCCGGAGCCGGAGCGGGATTATCTCTAATCATGCTCAGGCCCGCAATCTGCTGTGCGTTAAAGCCAGCTTTTGAGAGAATCAAAATATCTTCCGGTGTAAACATCAAATCATCCTTTCATGTATACCAAAATATAGTGCGCTACTTTTCGGGAAGAAAATACCTGTCGCCGTTCTTTTTTGAAATATCCCTGAGAACTGCCGCCGCCGTCAAGCATAATGGCATCGTCCCATCCATATCTCTCTAAAAGATGCGCAAGTTTTTGTGGAGTTTTCTGATATCCTTTTCTGTCTGCGCAAACATAGAAACAAAGTCTGCGTTCACCGTTAACAAATTTGATACCGATAGCCGTTCTTCCTCTGGAACCTCCCATAGCACGGTTATAAATCATGTTCTCAATCATAGTTCCGTTTCGGAGAATCCTAGAACATGCAATCCAGTTGTCCCAATCATAGTCGGGTACTACAATGGTTCGGAATGACATTGGCGCATCCGTATTCCAGGCATATCCCAAATATTTGTAGGGACCCGCAAATTTTGTAATTCCATCAACCCGGAGAGGACAGACAGCGTTTCTTGTTCTCATGTTATAGAGAGTTCCGTTAATGGCGTAATCCGCTCCGGTTTCTCTCATAATAGTTGCAAGAGATTTTCCTTTCGGGTTTTCGTAAATCTGGATGCGTTTAATTTTGTCAAAAGGAATTGATACTGCTATCTCATTCTGTTTCTTTACCGCCATAGTTCACCCTATCTTTCAGCAAACTTACAACTTCCTTCAAATCTCTGAGTGCGGAAGTATTTTCCTTCACCACTTCCGTCCAATGTTCGGATTCTGCGGCATGTGCTTCCCTCTCCTTGTTCTGCATCCAAAACATCACGCCAACACAAACAATAGGGAATCCCAGATTGCTAACCAAAGAGGTAATAGTTGCGGCATCCATTCGCATACTCCATTCTGGCCGGATTTAAATGTTGGGCGGGGGACTTCTTGCCCTGGTCAAGGGCTTGCACCGGCTTCCGGCCGTGACCTTGTGCAATCCCCCGCCCTCGCCGCCATTGTATCATTAGCGGAGATACCTTGTCAAGAGGTTTTCACAAAGATATTCTTCAAATGTTATTTTTTGTTGCATATACGCTTCCCAAAGCCATCCATACATACGCCGGAATCTTTGGATATCTGATTCGCTGTCACTGTAGTAGGGCGGGCTTCCTGTTCTGTGCATAGATACGTAATAAGTACCATTTGATTTGTGCTTGTAAATCGTAATGCGGCCAATAGCACATATAGGATTGTATTCACGCAATGGTTTACTGCAAACGTGGCCCATATCGTTAAAGCTAAACCTATTATCAAGCGCCATTTCCGCAAACTTTGTTCCGGCAGTTGCACGATACAGAACGGTGTCTCTTTTATCCTCTGAAATGGGAGATTTCTGCAACATATATAGACAAATACCCCGCTTATTGTCTATATAAACTTCCTGCTCTCTTTCAATCATGCCTGTTGCTTTCTTTGTCAGATTAAATCCGATAAAGACGGGATTTGCGATATCGTTGGCATTGGCAAGACACAACAACTGTACAGGCGGTTTCCCTTGCAGTTCTCTATTTCTGTTTACCGTTTCGTAACAGTTCATCAGTGCTTCAAATTCATTCTTGATAGGACGTTCATGTCTCTCCGGAATAAACTCGTCAAAAATCATAAGGTCAACGTCATTAGCATCGAAACCTCTGATATTTGAGAAAGTAGAAAGAGCGGCAGAATACCCTATCGGTCTCCCGTCTGGTATCTGTCGCCCTTCTTCGTTTTCAGTATAGTAGTAGAAAGCACTATTGTATTTTGTAACCGGTGAACAAGTAATCTGTAAGTTTCTGTCAGCACAAATACGCTTGAATGGTGAAAATTCAGGTCTTGTAATGATGTCCGCTTGCGCTTGTGTTCTTCGTATCAGCAAAAATGTCCGTTCTGTATCTAAACATTCACACAAACTGCCGTAAGTTTTTCCCGTTCCCCGCCCTCCAACCGCAAAGTTGAAGGGCAGGTTACGAGAAAGCAATTTATGAACGTTTAGATACCCGTTATCCAGGTATACTTCGCTCATATATTAGACGAGAGCGCAAGTAACAAACTCACGGCCAGCATTAGAGGTGCCGGAAATGACTTCAATAGAAAAGTCCTCGCCATCCATGATGTCGCAGATTTTCCCAAAGTCATCCATAAAGGTAGGACTGTTTGTGGCAAAAACGGCACCTTCATTATCCATGACAGACAGGATGTCAACCTCTTCGCCATCCTTCTTAACATCGGAATGGTAGCAATAGGCGGCAACATCAATAACAACGCCCTTGTTGTCGCTAATCTTCTGGATTTTCGGGCTCATGGTCATCTGATAGACTTCCTTCTTGGTCAGTTCCTTACTAGTTTTGGTAATTGTGGTCATAGTACTTCTCCTTTAATTTTATATTCCTCTGGTTTCCCAGTAGGTTACTTAATAATTTCGATTGCTAACTCGTTGGCATTTTCTCTGTACAGAATGTGTAAGATATGGCCTCCATCATAGATAAAATTCGCTTCTTTCAGTTGATGCCCTGTGTCAAACTCTAGAGAATTAGAAAAATTCTGAACATCATGAAGCATGTGCGCTGTCATATAGGGATATTTTGTGTCATTCGTACTCATATCTTACCTCCGTTAAAAGTCTCTTATAATCCGCTGACAAACCTAGTGTATATGTTGAGGGTCTAAGGACAACATTTGCGGTTATATGCAAACTGTGCCCTTCAATGTATATCACCGTATCAACATCGTCGTTGTATACTGCTTCAAGTCCTCCAGCTTGTTCAAAAGTAAATCCCTCGTGAAACGCTGTTATTCCGCCATGAAATTCTAGCTCTTTGCCGCCTAGGGATTTTGATACTCCTGCAATTGTGCATGTCAATTTTTCTTCCGGCGTCTCTCTGTATACATATTTCTTCGCCCCCATTGTGCGAAACTCGCACATGTCATGCTCTTTTTCGTATACGCCCATATAATGTGTGATTCCCGCTGGGTCTGTCGCATAAGCGCCGCTTCGTTTGCTATCTGTAATGCGCTGTCTGTTGAACAAGGACAAATCGATATCTCCCAGATACTTAACAGAATCTGTATCACAATATACAAATTGTGGAGAATCTGGATTTTCAATATCTCCGTGGGCTAGAATGATTCCTTCTTCCAGGCGATATCTAGCCCATGCTGTTACCCATACTCCCCATTGATATACCAAAAACGCTTTTTTATTGTGTTCCAACAGCAATTTTGCTTCTTCTTCATTTTGCTCCTGAAAGTCGTTATTGATAAACAATATGGATTGCTTTACTGGGTCTTGCGCACACATTCCGTAAAGTGAGTTCAACTTGTTCTTAGACTTCATGTATAGTAGTTCCTGACCGGGAACGTTCTTCAGCTCTGTTTTGTAGTGATAGTATTGGCAAATAGTGCTGATCAGCGGCGTTGGAAGGTATCCATAGCGAGAACTGGCCGCGTCAAAGAATCGTATATCGGTAAAGGAATACTCTTGTAATACGATTCTTAAATCAATGTCTGTTAAGGTAGTTTCAAGATAATCTGCCGATAAAATCCGTCCGTTATCTTCAAGTGCGTTTTCTATGTGTCGGCATTTGGAAATTGAAAGATACGGGCATCCCCAATCAATTCTTGTTAGATATATTCCAGTGATTGCTACTCTCATTATCAGGGCTTTGTTGCGTTTCTCTATCAGCTTAACAACGTCCTTATAGGGTAAATCGCCTAGACGGTAGAACTCGCTAATCGGGAATTTGCAATTGCACATAACATCTGGATAACTGCTAGAGCGGTCGGCGCTGTGAACATTGTGCAAAGTGTAGTTTGCATAATATCGGTTTGCGTGTGTATTTCCGCCACGAAACGCTTCCCTTAACATTTTGTATATTTCATAGTCCGGGAGCTGATTTCTTACGAAACTAAAAGACACATTTGACATAGCTTTTTTTGCGTCTCTCCGCACATACCCCGTAGAAGTAAGTGGAAATGTATACAAATTGTCTCCATCGTGTTCCATTTCTATCTTGATGGCTTCCACAAGTCCTTGTACGTCATGTACACAATATGCAAGTTCATCATTGCTTAACTTTGTCCAGGGATATCTGATTTTTTCATAATCAAATGTTCCTGTGAGTTTCTTATGCTTTACGCCCATTTTCTTGGTATAGGTGTCCAAATTCATGTTTGAGTGAATATATGAACATCTGAACTCAAAACAGCCGTGCATATTGCATTTTAAAACTTTCCGGGATTTTATTGCAAACACTTCATCAGGGCTGAATTGGTAAATACCTCTCAAGAACTGAAATTCATAAGACAGATTATGGACAAATACAACCAAAACAGCATCATCAAGAATTTTCGCAATTTTGCGCTGAAACGCCGCAAATTCTTCCCACGTCCTTCCAACTACCGTATAATCTTCATCAAATTGCCATTGCCAAACATACATAACAGATTGTTCAATATCTATCAGTCTAGTTGTTTCAATGTCAAATGCTGTGATTATATCTTTATATTTCACTCGCTTCTTTGTTCTTTGATTGCCTTGTTTTCGTTTTACAAGCGGCATGTTATATAGCCATTCAAGCGGAAACTGTTCCGGGGTTACAATCATTCAAGAAATTCTTCCCAGCTATCCAGCAAATCATATGCTGTAACCCCCTCTTTATTCGTTTTACGGCCAGCCGCTTGTTCTTGCGCACGTTGTTTACGCCATTGTGCAAATTGTTCCGCTATGGAACCGCTTTTGTTGTTAGATACTGATGCTCTGTCGAAATCTTCTCCGCTGACATTCTGTCGTGCCCTTGCGGCGGATTCAAAGAAATCGACAGCCGTTGTCGAGCCGTATCCACGATATTGAGAATCTTTCCATTCTCGCATGAACTCGCCGAACTCGTTATAATTTTCTTCGGTTACAAATTCATAACCGTGTTCCCGAAAAGTTTGAATTGACTGCGACCTAGCGGCTTTAATTCCTGAAAGTGTTCCTGTCTTGGCTGAAATCATGCGTGAAACTTCGTGCAACATGATTTTCGTTTGACCTAATGTCATTTCTGACACTGGCTTAAACCTGTCCTTGTTTGTTCTGTATGTGCGGCTTGCCCTTCCTATTTCAGATTTTGCCATTGTATTCAGCCGCTTTTCTGCAATCTTGCGGAGCCGTGTGTACTCCTGTTTGATGGTTTCTGGTGTCCACACATCTACATGCCGGATTGCGTCCAGGGTGTAGAAATCTGGAGACGTTACAGGGTCCAGGACCTCGCCAGTGGTTTCATCAACCACCCTCTTTTGTTTTGACATATTCTGCAATCTCCTTTTTAATGAGTTGTCGGCAAATTGCCGACATACTCATATCCAGTTCTATCGACATACGGCCCAGCTTGTCTTTATCTTCCTGGCTTAGCTTTATACTAAGCCAGCCTTCACAATTTCTTGCGCCCATTCCGGCGTTTCCCTCCAATCTGTTCTCAAGTTGATATATTCCACAATAGGACTATTTCGCAATTCCCAGGCGGCTTCCAGGGCTTCTTTCAGTTCATAGAAATCGTATTTCTTCGCCTTTTGCTTTTCCCATTTGACAGTCAGGGTGAAAACTTTGTACTTCATGGTTATACTTCCCTCCAGGTCTGAATGCTGTCGGCGTGGTAGTCCTTCTTGAATTTTGCGATATGCTGGGCACTAGTGGCGGAGTAGCCGTAAACATTGCGCAGTATGTCGAAACACTCGCAATCAGATTTGCGAATAAACGCCACAAAGGTTGCGTAAGATTTAAGTAGGTAGTAGCTAGTTGTCTCATAGACATACGCCTGACATTTGTGCAAACGCCTAACAGATAATATCTTTCCTAGTTCAGCGTTTAGCATCAAAATTTCTCTTTCGCAATAGTCGTTAATAATAAGCTGTTCCCGTCTAGTCATTGTGTTCTGTCTCCTTTACTTGTGATAGCCTTTCAGCATGGGCCGGAGCTTTTAGCGGGTGAACTCCGGCGGAACCGTTGTTTCACGTGAAACAATCAGAATGCGAAACGCTCCTTTTCGGTCTTCGCCTTGGGCTGGAACTGCTTGTAGCAGTTGTCCATGGCGTCCCGGATGGCCTGGAACATGACTTCCACCTGCTCCTCGGTGTATTCGTAATTGGACCCTGCGCAGTTGGAAAGGATGTCCAGCTTGTCAATAATGGCGTTAACCCGGGGAGTTGCGATGCGAATGAACTTCTCATTCTTGGTCTCGTTTTCGGGGATGGTGTTAGTAATCTTCATTTTGTAATCTCCTTTAATTTTAATATGGGCTTGCCCGACGCCCTAATGGGCGTTTCGTATCAATTCCCAGATACTCGTCAGGGGCCTATCACTCGTTACTAATCATCACACGATTGTCATTAAATGCAACTACATGTCTATTCCGGTACGATTCCATGGCGCTGCCTAGCCTCATTAGGACACTTTCGTTGTTCTCGTAGATAATCGTAATATAATCATCCACGCTCCACGAAAAATTACGGATAGCCAACTCATTAAATGTCATGTTGTAATACTCCTTTCTCTGTCCGGCGGTGTTTCCCTCTCTATGGTTATACTATAACATAGCTAGCCACAAATGTCAACAACTTTTTTTACTTTTTGTTAGCACATATTCTTATAATAGATATAAGCTAATGTGACTGTTATGATTTAATGTGCTAAAGTAGATCGACAAAACTTTCACAATGTCTGTGTCCGCCGGGGGAAGACAAATGTCCGCCCACGGCGGTTAATCTATCGCAGATC